GCAGGAACACACTTTAGAAATCCAGTAATGTTTGCTGGATTAGCTAACAACACAAAATGGTTTAAGGATTTACCAGTAGACAATAATCCAAATTACATTTGTTATAAAGATGATTTTATTTATAACACTTTACCTTCAGCAGAATGGTCAACATCCATTACGGATGGTGGTGCATCAGCTGGTATATCTAATGAAGTAGGCGGAGCAGTAACTTTAACTTCAGCTAACACAACAGATAATAATGGTTTAGCTCTTGTTAAAACTGCTAATACTTTTCAAGCTGTAGCAGAAGTGACTGATGCATCTGGATTTGTTACAAACCCGGGAACAGTTGTTTGGTATGAAGCAAGAATACAAAACAACGATGCAAATGCAACTGACTATGGAACAGGTTTAGTAGAAACTTTTACTGGAACTTCTGGATGGAGATCTGCAAATAGAATCTCTATTGAGTCTAATAACGGTGAACAATTCTACAGATTTGTAACTAGAAATGGATCTGGAACAACTCAAACTTCATACACTGCATACACTATTACTGATAGTGCATATGACACTGTAGGTTTTAGAGTTGATAGAGCAAAAAATGTACAATTTTTTGTTAACAGAACATTAGCTGCTACACATACTGCAAATATCAACACTGATGATATGCAAATGTTTGCTGCTTCTGTTTCAGCTTCTGCATCTGGTCAAAGAGTAACTAAATTAGATTACATTACAGCGACTCAGAACAGAAATGCTTCAGAGTTAATTAACAACATCTAATAATTATGTGGGTCTTCGGACCCACTAATTAAAAGGAGATTATATGTCAGCAAATATATTTGGATCTGCAGAAGATATATCAGCAACAGCGCAAACAACTGAAACTGGTACGATTAGATCTGGAAGAACAAGAGTTTTTGGAGTTTATCTAGATAGTGGTACTGCATCTGGTGATTTTCATTTAAGAGACGGAGGATCTGGTGGAGCTTTAAAATTTAAGGTTAAAACACCTGCAGCTGTCGGTGGAATAACTATAAACTTTCCAGGACCTATTCTATTTGAGAATGATGTTTACTGTAATTTTACTACTGAACACGTAATAGAAGCTACAGTATTTCATAGTAAATAAAATGTCTAAGTGCAAAGATTGCCACTGTAATTGTCATTGTGATGAAGAACTTCATCCACATCATTATGATGGTGATTTATGCACTTGTTCAAAATGTTCATGTAAAGAGGTGAAAAATGAAAAAATTACTTAAAGATATTTGGCATTGGATCAAATGGCCATTTAGAAAAATTCATAATTGGCTTAAAGGATAATTAACCATGGAGACTGCCAAGATGAATTATTATTTTACAGGTTTATTAATTATAATGTTTGTTGTTTTGGCTTTCTGCGGAGGACCACATGTCCAATAAACCCTTAAAAATTTCTGAACAAGCTGCCGTGCAGATGCCGATGAAAACGGTTGCCAGTTTAATTATGCTCGTCGCAATTGGCACTTGGGCTTATTTCGGATTGCATGAGACGCTCAATGCACACTCGACAAAGATAGAGTTAATGCAAAAAGATTTAGAAGCTAATTCAGAATTTAGAATCAAATATCCCCGTGGAGAACTTGGTCAGTCAAGTGGGGAGGCGGAACTTTTCATGTTAGTAGAGCATTTAGCGGGTGTGGTATCTGATGTTGAAGATGAAATTAAGGGTATGAGAAACAATGCGGTAAACATAGAGTTTTTAAAATCTAGAACAGAGAAACTTACAGAAGATGTAGAAGCATTAATTAGAAATGGAAACGGTCATCAATGATAGAGATTGTATTTGCATTGATATTAGAACTAAACGGAAAAATGATAGAACACGTTTACAAAGATTCTTTACAAGCGTGCCTTTATTCAAAGCGCGTAGCTAAACAAGAAGTAAATCCAGAGCGAGTAGTCTTTAAATGTAAAAAGGTAAAGGCAGAAACAGAGGTTTACCAAGAGAGAAAAAGAATAATTAAAATAATAGAATGAATCAGGTCTTTACAAATTTAACTTATTTGAATAAGTTTGCAAAAAAGTTAAGAGATGCGCGGTTTCGTCAACGTAGAATAAATAGTAAAAAGTTATATAGTAGAAAAAATGGCTTACTTAAATATAAACATACCGACGATTTACGCTAATGTCAGAAAGGAGTACTTATATGACATGGATGACAAATATAAAGGACAAAGTATGGAGTGTGTTATCTTTGGGATGGCAGCGGTTACAGGACGTTCCCTCTTATTTCACTGCATGTTACCAAATGGTGCGTGCTACTGGCGTTTGCCTATATCAGCGTTTTTTCAAAAAAACTTTGACAGATCCAAAGTGCCAGATATGTCAGTCGACGAGTTGGAATTGTGGAATTGCTTTAGTTATTATCCTAGTTGCACTGAGTTTGATTTTTTAGGTGGTGCAAAAGGAAAATATTTAGGAAAAAATAAAAAATTTTATCATGGACAATATTTATTTACGATTGATTGGGCTACACCAGAAGTTAATGAAATTGATTGTGAACATTCCGAAATACCTGATGAACATAAGTGTCATCATATATTGGAGCTTGATAACGGCAATTATGCAGCTCAGCCTAATAATCGTATTTTGTGGCATATTGCTAATTACACTGTTAGCAACGATTGGCCTGACTATAAAGTCCAAACTACTTACTGGTCTGTCGAAGATAAAGGATGGACTACAGAGGATACAGATAAAATGTTTTACCAAATAGAGGAGAAAAAAGATGCAGATTAGTCGTAATTTTAGCCTTCAAGAGCTTATTAAATCAGATACAGCTATTAGGATGGGTATAAATAATAATCCTAGTGCAGAACAAGTAGAAAAATTAAAAGCATTGTGTGAAAATATTTTACAGCCGGTGCGAGATCACTTTGGCAGAGTAAAGGTCACTAGCTGCTTTCGTAGTGTAGATTTGTGCCTTGCCATAAAAAGTTCAGCAAAGAGCCAGCACGCAAAAGCTGAGGCAGCAGACTTCGAAGTTATGGGTACAGATAATGCTGAATTAGCTGACTGGATTTATAAGAACTTAGACTTTGACCAATTAATATTAGAATTTTACACACCTGGAGAGCCCAATTCTGGGTGGATACACTGCAGCTATACGCCAAATCAACCTAGAAAACAATTTTTACATGCTTTCAAATCAGAGGGTAAAACAAAATATAAACCTGTTATAGGTTCAGCTAGAAACTTAGTATAATGCCAATTTCAAGAGCACAAATATCAAAACAAATAAGCGGACAATTAAGAGGTGGTAGACCATCCAGAGCTATGCGTAAGAGAGTAGACAGAAAGCCAAAGAAAAGGTATAAAGTAAAGACGAGATAACATTAGTTATAACGTCAAAAGGGCCCTTTATAACAGGAGTAGGTATGCCAAGACAACAAGGACTAAGACCAATAGGTGATGAAGTTAAAAAAATAATTGAGAGAATTAAAAAAGAGCGTGAAGAACGTAAAAAAAATAAACCTATTAGAACACAACCTAAATTACCTGGCATGAAAAAAGGTGGGATGAAAGATCCATCTAAAGTTATTAGATCTGTCAAACCAACTTTAGGCAGAAAAAAAACTGAAGAGTTCTTAAGAAAACTAAAAGATAAAAAGAAGAAAATGGGGGGCGGTATGCTTAAATATAAAAAAGGTGGTTTTCCAGATTTATCAGGAGATGGAAAAACTACGATGAAAGATGTATTAATAGGAAAAGGTGTCATCAAGAAAAAAAATGGTGGTAGCATTGATAAAAATGTTAGAGTTATAGACTTACAAAAACAAGGTAAGACATCTAAAAAAGGAATTCGTGTAAAAGGTAAAGGTAAATCTTTCATGGATGTTTATAAAAAAACAGTTTACAATAGAGCAGAAGGCGGAATGGTTCCATTTGGTGGAGAAAAAAGGGTTCCTGGTTCTGGTGCTGCAACTAGAGGTACTGGATTCAAAGGAATATTTTAAGGAGATATTATGGATAAATCAAAAATAAATATGCACAAAAGAATGGCCATGGGTATGAGAGCTGGTGGTATGGGTGGTAGAACTGGTGATATGATGTACTCAAGAGGTTATGGTGTTGGTCAGAAATCAAAAAGAATGCCTACTATGTTAAAAGATAGAGGACCAACAAATATGAAAAAAGGTGGAATGAAACAAGGATACAAAGCTAGAGAAGATGAATCTTTAGGTATGAGAAGAGGTAAAGAGTCTGGCAAAAAACAAACTATGGCTGACAGAAGAAATGAGTCATACGGTAAATTTGGTAGAAGACCTAATCAAAAAATAAATAGAATGGGTGGTGGAGTTGCGGAAGCTGCAAGAAAAGTAAGAGCTTCTAAAATGAAAAAAGGTGGTAAAACACCTAAGCCAGGAAGTTATGAGTACTATTTATTAAACAAACCAAAACATTCTCCTGCACCAATAAAACCACAAAAAATGAAAAAAGGTGGTAACACTAGAAGAATGAATAGATTAGAAGAGCTTGGAAGAGTTGATGCTGAGAGAGCAAGAACTTCAAAAGGCAAAAGAAATCTAAGAGCTGAAAAAAGAAGAATAGTAAGAGAACTTAAAAAGTAGGATATGTTTGAATGGCAACCAGTGGAACAGCAACATTCGATTTATCAATCGATGAAATAGTTGAGGAAGCATACGAGAGATGCGGAATCCAAACTAACTCTGGTTATGATTTAAAAAAAGCAAGAAGATCTCTTAATGTTTTATTTTCTGAGTGGGGTAACCGTGGTGTTCATCTTTGGAAAATTCAATTAAATGCAGTAGCTCTTGTAGCTAGTCAATCTCAATATTCAACGGTTGCTGGTGCAAGCGATGTCTTAGAAGCTTTTATTTCTAATAGTGGAACAACTGTAAATCCTGGATCTGCTACCACAGATGTATCTATAACAAAAATAGATAGATCAACTTATGCAGCACTGCCTAATAAAGGATCAACAGGAACTCCATCTCAGTATTTTGTAGAAAGAGTTACAACAGGAACTGCTACGCCTTTAATTACTTTATACATTACGCCTGATGCACAAAATTATACTCATTTAAAATATTATTCTTTACAAAGAATACAAGACGCGGGAGCCTACACAAATAATGCTGATGTGCCATTTAGATGGATACCATGCATGATATCTGGTTTAGCTTTTTATCTTTCTCAAAAGTATACTCCAGAAAGGACTCAAGCTTTAAAACTATACTATGAGGATGAAATTAAACGTGCTTTAGATGAAGATGGATCAAGATCCAGTACATTTATAACACCAGCACAATACTACCCAACGGTAACATAATGGCTAATGTTTTTGCAAAAGGTAAATATGCGTTATCTATATCAGATAGATCAGGACAAGCTTTTCCATATCTTGAAATGGTTAAAGAGTGGAATGGTGCTTTGGTTCACATTTCTGAGTATGAACCTAAATCACCTCAATTAGATCCAAAGGTTTATGGAGGAGATCCACAGGCTTTAAGAAACACAAGAGTACAACATAATATTGGAAACATGACAGTAGATGTAGGATCTTTTCAAGGAACTTTAGGAATACCAACATTTAGTTCTAATGGTATGATGCCTTTAGCTCCTGGAAGAAGATTAGATGTTATAAGTAGAATAGGAAAGGTCACGGTAGTTACATAATGGCAGGAATAACTTATTCAGATTTAGTTACAAAAATTAGAAATTACACAGAAGTAGACAGCACTGTATTTACAGATACTATTGTCAACGGTTTTATATTAGATGCCGAGGAGAGAATATTAAGAGATGTAAATACTGATGCGGATAGAAGATATGCAACGTCAACTATGGTGACATCACAAAAATATTTAAATTTTCCAACTGGAGCATTAGTTATAAGAGCATTACAAATAACAAGTGGATCTGATAAAATTTATTTAGAAAAAAGAGATACTACTTTTATTGATGAGTTTAACCCAGCTAGCGCTACTGGTGTGCCAAAATACTACGCTAACTTTGACGATGACACTTTAATGTTTGCACCTATACCAAATACTACATTTGCCATCCAAGCTAGTTATGTGGCAAAACCAGATGGATTATCATCATCTAATACTCAAACTTATCTAAGTCAAAGATTTCCTAATGGTTTGTTATATGCATGTTTAATAGAAGCTTTTGGTTATTTAAAAGGTCCTATGGATATGTTGCAATATTACGAAAAACAGTATACAAATGCTATATCCAAGTATGCTGTCGAGCAAATTGGTAGAAGAAGAAGAGACGATTATTTCAATGGTGCGATAAGAATAAAAATAGATTCACCGTCACCATAAACAGGAGATTAAATTATGGCAATAACAACAAGTGCAATCACAAGTTCATTTAAAGATCAACTTTTAAGTGGAACACACAATTTTAACGCTACAGGCGGAAACAAATTTAAATTAGCTTTATATACCGACTCAGCAGTAATAGGACCATCATTAGCGTCCTTTACAACTGCCGGTCAAGTTACAGACTCAACAGGAGACTACGCAACTGGTGGTAAAGTTTTACAAAGTCAAACGCATAAACTTTCTGGAACTACAGCTATAGTAGACTTTGCAGATCTATCATACTTAACTGCTACAATTACTGCTATGGGTGCATTAATTTATAATACATCACAAGCAAACAAATCGGTTGCAGTTTTAGACTTTGTTTCAAACAAAGTATCAACATCAGGGACTTTTACAATTCAATTTCCAAATTTTACTGACACATTAGCTATTATCAGATTAGCATAGGGGGTAGAATATGGCTGCACCAGATAGTTGGGGTAACGGACAGTGGGGTCAACTTGCGTGGGGTCAACAAAATTCTACTACTGTAGGAGTATCTGGATTATCAGTAACAAGTTCTATTGGATCTGTTAATACAACAGCTGAATTAAATGTAGGTTGGGGCAGACAAGAATGGGGTAGCTTTGCTTGGGGAGTTGCTTATTCAGTAGCACCTACTGGATTGCAAACAACTATTTCATTAGGAACTGCTGTTGCACAAGCTGGAGCTAAAGCCTCAGTTTCTAATAATTTAATTACGTCTGGTATCGGTGTAGTTGATATTGAAGCTGACGCTACATTTGTTCATACTCATGCACCACAAATTAATAGTGCAGTTGGTACACCAATCGTATCTGATAATGAATTTGTATCACTTACTGGTCAATCAATTACTTCTGCAATTGGAAGTGCAGGTGTTGTTTCAGGTATAATTATTAAACCTGATGGAATAGCTGTTAATGTAGGGCTTGGAACTGTTGTTCCTTTTGCTGATATTACAATAAGACCTACTGGATTTGCTATATCTGTGGGACTAGGAACTGTTGTTGCAACGCCTTCTATTACAGCACATGTTACAGGACAACAAATTACATCTAGTATTGGTACTGTTACTACTAAACAAACGGCAGTTGTAAAACCAGATGGGATAACATTAAATGTAGAGTTAGGTCAGGCTAATGCTCAAGCATGGGCGAAGGTTGACACTGGCTCAACTGTAACTTATAGTGATGTAAATACTGGTTCTACGGTAACGTGGACAGATATTGCAGCTTAAACAGGAGATAAAATATGCCTTCAAGTTATACACCTTTAGGTGTCGAATTAATGGTAACCGGCGAACAAGCTGGTTTGTGGGGTGATAAAACAAATACAAATTTACAAATAGTTAGTCAAATTTCTGGTGGCTTTACAACTCAAGCTGTAAGTGGAACAGGAAATACAGATATAACTGTTAATGATGGATCTACTGGTTCAGCGTTAGCAACAAGAGTAATAGAATTAACAGGCACTATAACTGGTGCAATAACAGTATCAATTCCTTTAGACGTAGAAAATTTTTATATAATTAAAAATAGTACAAGTGGGGCATTCTCTGTAGAATTTCAATATACAAGTGGATCAGGTACAAGTGTTACATGGTCTTCAACTGATAAAGGTACAAAAATAGTATATGCAAAAGCAGATGATGGAACTAATCCTAATATTGTGGATGTGTTTTCACAGTTTTCACAAATAAATTTAGTGAACAGAAATGAAGTAAGATTTGAAGATGCAACTGGTAATCAATACGTTGGATTAAGAGCAGCAGCAACTGTGGGGTCAAGTTTTACGTTAAACTTACCGACTGCTGATGCATCATCTTCAGGACAAGCGTTAGTTTCAGATTCTTCTGGGAATTTATCATTCGCAGATGCAGGTATAACAACAGGTAAAGCTATTGCAATGGCAATGATTTTTGGATAAAAGGAGTAAATTATGGCAGCACCAAATATAGTAAATGTAGCAACAATTAACGGAGAGTCGCAAGGATATGAATTAGATACGACTTTAACCACATCTTTAATGACTGTAGCTTCAGGTAAATTAGTTAAAATAAACAGAATGCAAATTGCAAACATTGACGGCTCAAGTGCAGTTGATGTAACAATTCAAGTTACAAAAGCTACTAGAACTTCAGCAGCAACTGGATCTTCAATTTCAGGAGCAACATTTAAATTAGCTAACACAGTATCTGTGCCAGCTGATGCAGTTCTAGTTTTATCAGACACACCCATATATTTAGAAGAAGGTGATGTATTAAAAGGTGGAGCTAGTGCAAACTCGGATGCAACACTATACATTTCTTATGATGTATTAGACGACTAGGAGGTTTAAATTATGGCTGGTAATGGCGGAATAATTGGACCTGTAAACGTAACGTCTTTTGGAAAAAATAAAGTTACAACAAAAACATCAAACACACCAAGTGCGGGCACAACTCAAACAGGAACAAGATTAATTGATTATGTAGTTGTTGGTGGTGGAGGAGGTGGTGGACACGCTGGTGGTGCTGGAGCCGGTGGTTTTAGAAAATTTGAATGTCAACCTGTTTCAGGAAATTCAGTTTTAGGAGCAGTTACAATTGGAGGTGGTGGAGCTGGTAGAAATTTCTCTCCATGTTCAAATGGTGTAGATGGAAACAACTCATCTTTTGTATTTAACGGTACAACTTATACTTCTGAAGGTGGAGGACGAGGTGCCTCTGCTGCAGTTTATGTAGCTGGTCCAGGCGGATCTGGAGGTGGTGGACCTGGTCAGGCTTATGGAGGACCAGGAGCTAAAGGATGTGGTAACACACCTCCTACAGATCCACCTCAAGGTAGTGATGGTGGACCAACTGCAGGAAATCCAGGAACTAACACTGGTGGAGGTGGTGGTGGTGGAGCAACCGGAACTGGTGGAGGTGGTTCTGGACCAACAGGTGGAGCTGGTGGTGCTGGTGGATGTTTCAACGGAACTACTTACGCAGGTGGTGGAGGTGGTGGAGGAGATTCCCCCGGAGCTGGAGGATCAGGTGGTGGTGGAGCAGGAGCAACTGCCGACAATGATGGAACTGACGGAGGAGAAAATACTGGTGGTGGAGGTGGTGGAATAAGATCAACTTCAGGAGGACCTGGTGGTGCTGAAGGCGGTCAAGGTGGGTCAGGAGTTGTAGTAATAAAAGAATTAGATAAAGCTTCAGGAGTCTGGAGTATTAATGAACAACTAGATGCAGTAAGTGAAGGTACATGGCCTTCACCATTCGCATTAGTTGATTATATGGTAGTCGCTGGTGGTGGATCAGGTGGTGTAGGAGAAGGTGGTGGTGGCGGAGCTGGAGGTTATAGAGCTACTGGTTTTGGACCATCCCCATTACAAGCATGTACATTAGATTTTTCAGTTGGAGAAGTATTTACAGTAACAGTTGGTGCTGGAGCAGCAGGTTATCCTTATCCAAGTGCACCGAGTGGTCATGGATCTAGAGGAAGTGACTCTGTTCTAGCAAGTCCAAGTATGTCTACAATAACATCAACAGGTGGTGGAGGCGGTAAGAATAATACTCCTACAAGCTCACCCGCAGCCCCTGGAGGTTCTGGTGGTGGTGGTGGAGCAAGCAATAGCAATCCTGGAGGTACTGGAAACACACCTCCGACAGATCCCCCTCAAGGTAATGCTGGTGGTAATGGAGCACACAGTAGTGGAAATGGAACTGGAGCCGGTGGTGGTGGAGCAACAGCAGCCGCATCAAACGCTGTGGCTGGACAACCTGGCGGAAATGGAGGTGCAGGAGCACCTAACAGTATTTATGGTGGTTATGGAATTTCATATGCAGGTGGTGGTGGAGGTGCTGCTGAGTCTGCAGGTGGAGGAACTTCTCCTTGTGGAACAGGTGGTAGTGGAGGAAAAGGAAGACCTCAACCAGCAAGTTGTGCATCAGGTACTCCAGGAGTTGTTAACACTGGTGGTGGAGGTGGTGGAGCAAATGTTTGCAACACTTCATCTGGATCTGGTGGATCAGGAATTGTTATACTTAGAGCACCTTCTAGTTATATTTTTTCAACAACAACACCAAGTGCATCACCGTCGTCTACTCCAACAACTAACGAAGGATTTATGGCTCCTTGTGGAGCACAAGGTGCAAGATTTGTTGCATCAGGAACAGGAACATTAAAATCAATAGCATGTGGTGTAGCAGGAGATTTCTTAGTTATAGGTGGTGGTGGAGGATCAGCTAATGACTTTTCTGGTGGAGGTGGAGCTGGAGGTGTAAGACATTCTTTTGGAGTTCCAGGTCAATCACCTGTTACAGTTCACCCAGGAAGTTATGGAGTAGTAATAGGTGCAGGTGGATCTGGTGCCCCAAGTGGATCAGCCACAGCTACTTCTGGATCAAACTCATCTTTTTATGGAATTATAGGATTCGGTGGTGGAAGATCAGGAATGCAAAATGGACCAGGACGAAGTGGTCTAACATCTGGTGCTTCCGGAGGATCTGGTGGTGGTGGAACAACTATACCACCAGGTTGTGCAGCTAATGGTGGTTCAGGAAACACACCTCCATTTAGTCCACCTCAAGGAAATGCAGGTGGAAGAGGTAGATTTACTTCAGGTAACGTATCAGCAGGAGGTGGTGGTGGAGCTGGTGGAGCAGGAGCATGTGGAACTTCATGTGGTTCAGGAAATGGAGGAGCTGGTGGTGTTGGAATACCAAGCACTATTACAGGATCTGATGTTTCATACGCAGGTGGTGGAGGTGGAGCAGGAGAAGATGTAGCTGGAGGAGCCTCTCCATGTGGAACAGGTGGAGCAGGAGCAACTGGACCAGGAGCAGGAACAGCAGGAACAACTAATAGAGGTGGTGGAGCTGGAGGTGGTGCGTCAGGAGCCGGAGCTGCAGGTGGACCAGGAGTTGTAATTTTAAGATTCCCTGGACCAACATGTGTAGCAGCAAGTCCTAGCCCAGCTAATCCAGTAGCAACTTTACCAGGACCAGCTGGAGGATGTAAAGTAGCAACATTTACAGTAACAGGTACATTGACTATAAGTTAAAATTAAAATATAAATGAGATAAGGAGAAAAGATATGGCACATTTTGCAGAGTTAAAAGCAATGACAGATCCAACAGGATTTACGTCAGATTCACATCAAGTGGTACAAAGAGTTGTTGTGGTGGGCAATGATGTTAATACAGCAGCAGGAAATTTAGGAGAAAATGATATGCATGTAGATGGAGAAACATGGTGTATTAATTTTTTTAATGGCGGTATTTGGAAACAAACTTCTTACAATCACAATTTTAGAAAACAATATGCAGGTATTGGAATGATTTATGATCCTGTAAAAGATAAATTTTTAGCATCACAACCTTACGCGTCATGGTCGTTAGATTCTAACGATGATTGGCAATCGCCAATAACATATCCTTCGATTACAAGTGAAGGTGATGTAAATTATATTATTTCATGGAACGAAACAAAATATAACGCTGACAACACTAAAGGTTGGGAAGCAACTAAATCAAACGACGAATCGGAAACACCAGCCAAATACGATTGGAATGGCACATCTTGGGTGTCCGAATAGGAGGACACTATGCCAAGATCAAAAATTGGCTCATCAAACGGTGGAGTAATTGGAAAAACCAATAAAACTTCTTTTGGAAAAGATAAAATTACATCTACTACATCTACAGGAAATTTTACAACACAACCAGGCACAACTGTACTAAATGTTGCAGTCGTTGGTGCCGGTGCAGGTGGTGGAGCTGGAGGCACACGAGGAGGTGGCGGTGGTGGAGCTGGTGGTTTTCAATTTTCTAATTGTGTTTCTGTAAGTGGAAACACAGCTTATCCAGTAACTATTGGTGGCGGTGGTGCCGGAGCAAATAGTGATGGTAAAGGGACTGATGGAGGTAGTACTGTTGGATTTTGTTTAACAAGCCCAGGTGGAGGTGCTGGTGGTGGTCAAGGTTCACTTGCTGCTAATCCAGGAGCTTCTGGTGGTGGAGGAGGATCAGGACCAGGAGGAGCAGGATGTGGTGGTACTGGTGGACCTCTTGGAAATAATGGTGGAAATGGACACCCTTCTTTTACTGGTGGTGGCGGAGGTGGAGCTGGAGCAGTAGGATCAAATTCAACTTCAAGCGCTGGTGGTAATGGTGGAGCAGGATCATCTTTTGAATGCACAACATATGCAGGAGGTGGCGGTGGTGCTGAAGGAACAGGAGCAGATGGAGGTTGTGGTGGATCAGGTGGAGGTGGACCAGGATCGAAATCACCAGGACCATGTGGAGCTGTGCCTAAAGGAGTATCAGGAAGTCCAGGAACAGGTGGAGGTGGTGGTGGAGCTAACTCAACACCAGGAACACCAGGTCAAGCAGGTGGTTCAGGTGGCGGTGGTGCTGTCGTAACAAAAGAATTAAACAAAGCAAGTGGTGTATGGTCAATGCAAAGTCAATTTAATTCCTTGCAACAAGGAACATGGCCTAGATTTTTGCTTACATTAGATTATTTAGTATTAGCTGGCGGTGGTGGAGGTGGTGCTAGAAGTGCTTTTGATACTGTCGGTGGCGGTGGTGGCGGAGCTGGTGGTTACAGAGAATCTTTTTGTCGACCTGCTGATGCAATAGAATTTGAAACAGGAACTTTTAACGTTGTGGTTGGAGCAGGTGGAGCTGGAGGAGGTCCTTCACCTTTTCAAGGTACTAGCGGAAGTAATTCAAGTTTTTCATGTATAACGTCTAACGGTGGTGGTGGCGGTGGACAAAACCAAGGTGCAGCTTTATCTGGTGGATCAGGTGGTGGAGCTGGAGGATTAGCTAGTGGTAATGGTTCAGGTAATACACCTCCAACTGATCCTCCTCAAGGAAATGATGGTGGAGAAGGAGGTCCAAATAACCAAAGAGGTGGTGGAGGTGGTGGAGCTTCAACTGCAGGAAATCCTGGTTGTGTTAGTGGTGTTGGTGGTTCAGGTTTAGCTTCTTCAATAACAAATTCACCTGTTACAAGAGCAGGTGGTGGTGGAGGTGGTGGTGGACCAAATAGTCCAGGACCAAGTGGTACGGCTAATGGTGCTGCAGGTGGACCTGGAGGAGGTGGAGCAGGTGGTAACGTAAATGCTAATCCAGGAACCGGAGCAAGTGCTAATACTGGTGCTGGCGGTGGTGGTGGAGCTGGAGGAAATCCAGCAAGTGGTAGTGTATCAACTGGTGGGTCAGGTGGATCTGGAATTGTAGTTTTAAGATTTCCAGGTTGTGTTAGTGTTTCAGTCAGTCCAGGTACTAATACTGTTGCAACATTACCAGCTCCTGCTGGAGGATGTAAGGTAGCTACTTTTACAGTTTCAGGAACTAATACAGTTACAATTTCATAATTAATTTTTATATGTTTACTTTAATATATAACTCAGTTATATGTGTTTTATAGAGACATATATGAACTTAACAAATTATTATTGGTATTTTCAGTCTGCAATACCTGAACGTATCTGTGATGACATTGTAAAGTATGGAAAATCTATACAAGATCAAATGGCAGTTACTGGTGGATATGGTAATCAAAAATTAAATGAAAAACAAACAAAAGATTTAAAAGAAAAAAGAGATTCAAACATTGCGTGGATGAATGATAGATGGATTTATAAAGAAATACAACCATATGTTCATCAAGCAAATGCAATGGCTGGTTGGAACTTTCAATGGGATTTTTCAGAAAGTTGTCAGTTTACAAAATATACTAAAAATCAATTTTATGATTGGCATTGTGATAGTTGGGATCAACCTTATCAAAGACAAGAAGGTGATCCTACACATAATAAAATTAGAAAGTTATCTGTAACTGTTACATTATCTGACCCTAAAGAATATAAAGGTGGAGAATTAGAATTTGATTTTAGAAATTTAGATCCTGATAAACCTAGAAAACCTGTTAAATGTAAAGAAATATTACCTAAAGGATCTTTAGTAGTATTTCCAGGTTTTGTTTGGCATAGAGTATGTCCGGTAAAAAAAGGAACTAGATATAGTTTAGTTATTTGGAATTTAGGATGGCCTTTCAAATGAGTATGACATTTCCAAAACAATTAGTATTAGAAGAATATTTTAAATGCCCTATTTGGTGGGCAGATCAACCAAAATTCGTAAATAAATTAAATAAAGCATCCGACTCTTACATAAAAACATCACAAAAAAATTTAAAAAAATCAATTGATGAACGCAATAAAAAATTTGGTAATAAGGGAGATATGGGTCATGTGTTTCATTCAACATCATTGATTGGTGATCCAAAATTTAAAGATTTACAAAACTATATAGGAGCAACCGCGCATAATTTACTAAGTGAAATGGGTTTTGATTTAACAAACTATCAAGTATTTATAACAGAAATGTGGGTTCAAGAGTTTGCTAAACAAGGAGGAGGACATCATACTTTACATACTCATTGGAATGGACATATATCAGGATTCTATTTTCTTAAAGCTAGTGAAAAAACTTCTTTACCTTTGTTCGAGGACCCGCGACCAGGCAACATAATGAATTTGTTACCAGAAAAAGATAAAGCAAAAGTAACACATGCATCCTCTCAAATTAATTATAAAGTTAAACCAGGTAGAATAATATTCTTTCCCTCATACTTACCGCATCAATACGTAGTTGATATGGGATATGAACCCTTTAGGTTCATACACTGGAACTGTCAAGCAATACCAAAAGGAGTTTTAAATGTCGTTTAAAAAAAATAAATACACTGTTTTAAAAAATGCAATTTCAAAAGATCTTGCAAATTTTGTATATAAATATTTTACAAATAAAAAAAATACAGCTAGATTTTTATTTGATCAAAGATTTATATCACCCTTTACTGAGTATTGGGGGGTATGGAATGATGAACAAGTTCCTAACACATATTCACATTACGCCGATTTGGCAATGGAAACATTGTTACAAGAAGTAAAACCTGTAATGGAAAAACACACAGGATTAAAATTATCTGAAACATATTCATATGCTAGAATTTATAAAAAAGGAGATGTGTTAGCTAGGCACAAAGATAGATATTCTTGCGAAATATCTACCACATTAAATTTAGGTGGTGACCCATGGCCAATATACTTAGACCCCACAGGTAAAAAAGGGCAAGCAGGTATTAAGGTAGATTTAAAACCTGGAGATATGTTAATTTATTCTGGTTGTGATTTGGAGCATTGGAGAGAAGAATTTAAAGGTGATGATTGTGGACAAGTATTTTTACACTATAATAAATCATCATCCAAAACTGCTAAAGAAAATTATTTAGATAAAAGGCCATTATTAGGTCTCCCAGCTTGGTTCAAAGGGTTTAAACAATAAAAAATATATTGTATAATAAGCTATGGCATTAGCAAAAGTACAATTGATACCCGGATTTGATAAACAAGTCACTGAAACAGGAGCAGAAGGTCGTTGGATTGACGGTCAGTATGTTAGATTTAGATATGGATTACCAGAAAAAATAGGTGGCTGGGAACAATTAGGTTCGACAACTTTGGTTGGTGCAGCTAGAGATCAACATACTTGGTTTGATCTTAAAGGCAACAGGTATGCAGCTATTGGCACAAACAAAATTTTATATATTTATTATGAGGGTGCTTTTTATGATATTCATCCTCTCGATGCATCAAGACAACAATCTTTGACAAGTTGTTTTACTACAACAAATAATTCTAATATTGTTACTGTTACATGTCCTTCTACAACTGATTTGAATGTAGGTGATTTAGTAGTATTTTCTAATGTAAGTAGTATACCTGGATCATCAGCATTTACAGCAGCAAGTTTTACAGCTACTTTTGAGGTAAAAACCACACCTACAACAAGTACATTTACAATTCAAATGCCTTCTAATGAAGGAGCGTCATCAGCATTCACGACCACCGGATCTGCAACTTTAGATTTTTATTATGTAGTTGGTAATACAACTCAGGTCCCTGGTTTTGGTTTTGGTACAGGTTATTTTGGTGGTACAACTCTTAATCCTGCTACCACAACAATGAATAATGGTGGAACGTTAGCAGCTGGTCATACCACTTCTGTGACTTTAACAGATGCAACACTTTTTCCAAACTCAGGGACAGTCTTAATAGGCACAGAATTAATAACTTATGCTAATAAAGCAGGAAATGTTTTGCAAACTTTAGGTAGAGGTGCACAAGGTACTACTGATGCAACTCATGCCGATGGATCGACTGTAAAAGATGCAACTAACTTTGTCCCTTGGGGACAAGCTAGTGGTTTGGGAGTAGATATTGAACCAGGACAATGGAGATTAACAAACTTTGGACAAAAACTTATAGCTTTAATTTTTAACAGTGTAGCAGTAGAATGGGATCCATCAGCTACAGGAGCTATAAGCACACCTTTAAGAGCCACATTAATTTCAGGCGCACCAACAGCTTCACGAGATTTATTAGTATCAACTCCTGACAGACACTTATGTTTTTTTGGAACTGAAACATCTATAGGAACAACCACGTCACAAGATGATATGTTTATTAGATTTTCTGATCAAGAGAATATAAATTCATACACACCAACAGCAACTAATACTGCAGGTACTCAAAGACTTGCAGACGGATCTAAAATTATAGGAACACTAAGAGGTAGAAATGGTAATTACATTTGGTCAGATACTGCACTATTTACAATGAGATTTATTGGAGCTCCTTTTACTTTTGGTTTTGAACAAGTGGGTACAAACTGTGGTTTGATTGGACAACATGCAGCTATCGAAGTTGATGGTATTATATATTGGATGTCAGAAGATAGTTTCTTTTATTTTGATGGTGCTTCAGTAAAAAAATTACCATGTTTAGTAGAAGATGATGTATTTGGTAATATAAATAATAATTCAGAATTAATTGTGCACGCGGGTGTGAACGATAAGTTTAATGAAATAACTTGGTTTTATCCTTCTTCAACTTCTGACCTTATTGATAGATCGGTAACTTACAACACTAGAGATGGTCAAAATATACCTGGAGGTGTATGGACAACTAATACTGGCACTTTATTGAATAGAACAACTTGGGTTGATCAAGGAGTGTATGGAGCGCCTTATGCTACAGCGTTTGAATCATCAGAAGCACCCACTCAAGGATCTATTAGCGGTGTTTCTAATGGTGCTACTAGATATTATGCTCATGAAGTTGGAACTGATCAAGTCAATACTGCAGGAACGACAGCGATACCTGCACAAATAGAATCTGGTGATTTTGATATTGACAGAGAAGGTAGTGGAGAATACATGATGAGAATATCTAGATTTATACCAGATTTTAAAAACCAAACAGGTGATGCACAAGTGACTATTTTTTTAAGAGATTTTCCAACAGACGCTAGGACATCTTCAACAAGCGGTCCTTTAATAACTGGACCATTTACTGTCACAACTAGCACCACTCAGGTATTTTGTAGATCAAGAGGAAGAGCTGCATCTTTCAAGATAGCAAATACTGGAACAGGACAGACATGGCGTTTTGGAACATTTAGAGCAGACATACAAGCAGGAGGTAGAAGATAATGGCAAAAGTAAATCAAATAGTGTCTCAAGCAACACCAACATATCAAGCTGAGAACTTAAATCAATTTGCAAGAGATATAAATAATATCGTGCAAAAATTAAATACAACATATCCACAGGATATTAAAGATGATTCGGAGGCAACTGCTTTCTTTTTAAATAATTAATGGCTAAGAAAAAAAAATCTCAATTTGGTACAGCTTGGTACGACAGACCTAAGCCAAAAAAAAGACCAGGAAGACATAAGAAAAACCTTTCAAAATCGGAAAAAAGAGATTATAAACCCTACAATCGTCAAGGCAGATAATGGCAAATAAATTTATAAATAAACAATTTAATTTAACAACTACAAATGCTGTTGCAGTTTATACCGTGCCAGCAGAAACTGTAGCTATGATAAAAAGTATACAAGCTTTCAATGCTAGTGCTGGATCAGTTAGTGTATCTGCTTCAATTACTGATAACTCAGCAAGTGCTACCTTTAATTTTTCTAGAAGAACCATGCCTACAGTTACAACCACAGATGTAGTAACGGGTATAAAAGTATTTGAAGAAAGTGATGTTTTAAATTTAACAGCTAGTCATTCGAATGTAATTTCAGGAACAGTTGCAATACTTGAACAGGATAGAACATAATGGTTGAGTATGTAACAATAAACGGTGAGAAAGTTCCTAGAATAAAGTGTGATTCTGTCACTACACTTAAAAATAAAAAAACAGGTAAAATATATCAATCAGAAGAAGAAATAAAAAAGGAAGGAGTGGATTCAAAAGACATTCAAAGAGATGTGAAGATTATTATTCCAGAAGGCTTTGATGTTTTTGGTAAAGAACCCTTAAAATAATGGAAGCAAAAGGTGGAACAGAGCTACAGTTCGAAGAGTTAAGAAAAAGAATAGACTCCTCTTACTTTAAAAAATTTCAAATAACAACATCAGTACCAGAAAAAGAACCAATAGATCCAGATAAGATAAGCATATTATGGATGAAGAATTCTTATGACCAACCAAATATAGCCCCTTGGTTTAAAGAGAAAGAAAATCATAGAAAGTATGACTGGTACGTATTTAATTCTCATTGGACTTATGAAAAATTTAGATATGCTTATGGTTTACCTACTCACAAATGTTGTGTGATTAAAAATGCATTACCTGATATTGATTGGAAGCCAAGACCTACATGGAAAAAAGGTGATAAAATAAAATTAATTCATACATCAACACCATGGCGTGGTTTAAATGTATTACTTGGAGCTATGGAACTCATTAAAAGAGATGACATAGAATTAGATGTTTATAGCTCAACTAAAATATATGGTGATGAATTTGATAAACAAAACAAAGATCAATTTCAACCTATGTACGATAAAATGAACACCTTACCAAATGTAAACAATATAGGATACAAACCTAATACTGAAGTAATAGAAGCTATGCAAAGCACCCATATATTTGCTTATCCTTCAATATGGGAAGAAACATTTTGTATTTCAGCAATAGAAGCAATGGCAGCTGGTAACATGGCTATTGTTACTAACTTTGGTGCACTTTATGAAACATGCACAGAATATGCACATTATGTAAATTACGAAACAAATATGTACACTTTAGCTAAAAAATTCAAAGCGGTGATCGAGTTCGTTGCAGACAACTATCATGAGCCAGTGTTACACGACAGATTAAAAGATCAAGTAAAATTTTATAAAACTTTTTACAATTGGGATATGCGAGCCAAAGAATGGGTAAGTCTATTTGATCAACTATTAAAAATAAAAGGAATGGCATGACATACAAGATAGACGAAAGCAGTATAATAAATGAAAAAAATATATTTGGTCAAAATACAAACAAAGGTAACGATGTATTAAATTGGACAGAGGAAGATCCAAAACAAATAAAATTATTTTTTACATCTCCTTGTCATGGAGGTGTAGATATTCACTACATGAGAGCAACTCTTGAAATGCAAGCAATGTTACAAAGACACAAGATACCAGTAACATTTCATTTAATACAATCTTCAATAGTCACTCAAGGGCGTAATTTATGTACATCAGCTTTTTTAAAATCTAATTGTACTCACATGTTATTTGTAGATACGGATGTAGAGTTTGACGAAACATCTATATTGACTATGCTTAAAGCTGATAAAGATATTGTTTTAACACCTTATCCTATGAAAGTAATAGATTGGGATAAAGCAAAAAACATAAGTGAAAAGTCTGGAAGACACATAAGTAAGTGTGGTTATTATTATCCAATGGGTTTTGTTGATCCAGAAAACATAGAATGTAATAATGGAATCACAGAGATAAAAAGAGGACCGGCTGGGTTTATGTTAATAAAAAGAAATGTATTTGTTAAAATGGCTGAGGCTTACCCTCATCTTAAAATAAAACAACAAACTATGTTAAACCAACAAATGAGAGAAACAGAGCATTTTTGGAACTTTTGGGACACAGATTTTAACTCAGAAAAAGGGACCTTCATGGGCGAGGACTTTGCCTTCTGTAAAAAATGGACAGACATAGGAGGTAAGATATATGCTAATGTTGATGCTTATATTACACATCATGGTGACTATAGTTATCGTGGAAGGTTTATTGACGAAGGAGCAAAAATTAAGTAAATTGGTGGGAATAAAGTTTTTACAGGAGAAATATGCATCCACTTTTAATGTCAGCTCTTATATCTGGAGGTATTAATGCCTTACAAGGTAAAAGAGGCTCAAATCTATTAAAATCAACAGTCATGGATACCGCAATGTCAGCAGCATTGATGGGCGGGACTAATTTAGCTATGGGACAACCAGCTAATCCTTTAGCAAAAGATTTTGCATTTATGGGTGTTAATCAACCAGTGGTAGATAGCCCTATTACAAAAGCAGGAATTATGGAGCAAATGCAGACAATGCCGATTGGTGCTAGCGAGCTTCCAACTAAAACTCCTTCGTTTTCTGAATCACTAACAAGTTTTACAGATGTTTTCAAAAGACCAAATCCAAAGGGCATTGGTCCAGACGTTTACGATCCACTTAAAGTGGGAATTGGTGCTGGTGGTGCAGCTTTAGCAGGACTAGGTCTTGGAGCATTCGACCCTAAGCCACCTGAAAAACCAAAAATACCAGGATACAATAAATTTTATGCAGCTGACCCAAGCATGTTTATGCCTTATGATGATCCAGATATTGATCCAATTGATTACAGTAAATATCCAGATGAACCTTACAGCAACATGAATCAAGGTGGTATCGCATCATTTGATGACGGAGGACCCGTTAAAAATATAAATTTAGATCCAGCAGAACTATTTAAAAAGATTATGATGGAAGGTTATAGACCGACACCAGAAGAAAGAGACGCGCTTGATAAATATTTAGCAGATCAAGAAAATAAAAAAGGTGGTGGTATAATGCAACTTGCAGCTGGTGGTAGAGCAAGTAATCAACCAATTGAATCTATTGAAGAAACAACAATAGATGAGGAAGAAACTACTCCTCCTCCTCAAGGTCTACCAAGAATTCCTTTTCAGGATCCTAATATGCCTGTGCCAACTCCGATGCCAGGTATGGGAGGACTTTTGGGTGGAGTCATGAGAATGAAGACTGGTGCATTGGTTGACAAATTACCAAGCATGTCAAACACAGATGAGAACAATCCTAAAAATTACAAAAGAACCTCAGGTAAATTAGTTGTTGATGCAGCTGGTAAAGGTAACGAGGAAAAAGATACTATGTTAGCTCAATTAGCTGACGGAGAGTTTGTAACAAAATCTAAAGCAGTAAGAGGCGCAGGTATCGCTTTAGGTGCAAACCCAAAAAACAAAAAACAACAAAGAGAATTAGGCGCAAGATTTTTTTATAAACAGATGGCAGACTTTGACAAATTAGCGAAAAGAATGGCATCGTAATGAATTTAATAAGGGTGTGGGAAAGTGAAGAGGTAGACAAAGTTTGGATTTTTGTAAAAGACTACATACAAAAAGCATTAGATAGCTCTGGTAGCTATGCTGATCATGATCATATAAAAGATCAGGTTAAGAAAAACATGATGCAACTTTGGGTAGCTTTTGAAGAAAAAGAACAAAAAGTCTACGCAGTAGGAGTAACAGAATTAAAACAGTACCCTAAATATCGCACAATGAATTTTAGGATACTAACAGGAGAACAAATGAGTAAGTGGGTTCATTTTTTAAAACCAATGGAAGAATGGGCTAAAACACAAGGAGTTAAGAAAATGGAATATTATGCTCGACCTGGATGGGAAAGATTTTTAAAAACAAAAGGTTATAAAAAAACACACGTGCAACTAGATAAATTTATAGGAGAAACAAATGAGTAGTGGCGGCGGAGGTGGCGGAGGAAATGTCCCAGCGGATACAACTAACGTCCAAACAATTAGAGAAGCACCTGAAATAGAGGCAAGAAGACTTGGTTTAATGGATGCAGCTAGAGAATTAGCTGTAAAACAAACCACTCCTCCAGCTTTTCAAGTGCAACCCATGTCTACTGCAGAAACAGAAGCTTTGACTTTAGCTAGATCTGGACCTGCAGGAACGCAACAAATGACTGATGCAGCGTCAGCTATTCAAGGAGCGCAGACCGCGGCCGGTAAAACATTTAGTGCAGCAGATGTTCAAGCTGCGATGAATCCTTTTATACAAAATGTTGTGAACAGAATTGATGAAAGCTATGCACAAAAAGAAGCAGATCTTGCAGCTAGAGCTGTTGCATCAGGTAACTTTGGTGGAGGTAGAGAAGGTGTTGGTATAGCAGAACTCCAGAGACAAAAATCAGATGTGCTTGGTGGAGTATATGGTCAAGGTTTTGAATCAGCATTAGGAGAATTGCAATCTCAAAGAAATCTTGCAACACAAACAGGTTTAAGTGCTGGTCAACTTCAAGGTCAATTAGCAGGAACAGCTTTACAACAAAGAGAGTCACAACTATCAGGTCTCGCAGGGCTTGGTGGATTACAAAGAGGTATTGGTCAAGCTGGTCTAGAAGCAGCAAGACAAACAGCATTACAACAAATACAAGAGCCATATCAAAGAGTTGCTTTTGTATCAGATATACAATCAGGTGTGCCATCAGCTTCTCAAGCTAGATTCACTCAATCAGCGTCACCACAACCTAGTCCTATAGGTCAAGCTGTAGGCACAGGTCTTGGAGCTTACGCAGCATTTGGTGGGAGGTAAACGATGATTAATCGTTTGCGAAGAAAAGTAACTAGCACTAAGCTACAAAGTGGAGGAATGCCACCAGCTCCATTTGAACAAGCCCCTTTATTTTCACGACAAGGGCTAAGACAGAGAGCAGAAACAGCTAGAGGTTTATATAATAGATTACCAGGTTCAGTCAGAGGTCCTTTAAATTTTGCTGGACGTGTTGTTTTTCCAAGAACACCAATGGGCAAAGCAGTGGTCTATGGCGGAACCGCATTAGGTGCAGTAGGTGGTATAGAAGGATTAAGAAATGCACTTAACCCATCAGAAAAAACTGTTATAGACAGAATAAATGCTGCTAATCCGACAAATACAAAACAATTAATAATTGGAAAAGACATAAGTGTTTTTGGAGAAGGGTTACCAGAACCAAAAGTATCGTTACCCGATGATTCAAATATAGTAACAAAAGAAAAAAGAACTTTAGAAGATGATTTTCCTGGTATGACAGGTTCAGAAATTATTGAAACGGTAAATCAGCAAGCAGAAGATACAGGAATCAAGATAGAGCCTGATGCAATAATAGAAAATATTAATAATGCAAATGAACAAAACCAGATGTTAGCTCCTGATGTAATGCTTACGAATATTAATGAAGAGGATGGAAGACCTAGCCAAGATATAATAGAGGAACAAACTGTTGACGCTCAAAAAGGACCTGAAGGAGAGGGTATAGTGGTTGACGATGTAACAATTGATGAAGAGTATAAAAGTAGAGATAATCAAGAACTCAAAGCTAATCAATTATATATAGATGAATATTTTAATCAAGGTGGAGATAAAAGTTTGTTAGCATTATCATTAGACAAAACAGTTGGAGATCTAATGGGTGAGGGTAGTAAAAAATCAAATAAATTACTTTTATTACAATTAGCTGCTGGGTTATTAAGTAACAAAACTACACAAGGCGGTTTTAGAGGGTTTCTAGATGTTTTAGGTCAATCAGGACAACAGGTAATACCGCTTGCTTTAAGTTTAGAAGCTCAAAGAAGAGATGATGAAATTGAACTTAAAAAGGCTTTATTAGCCAACATGAAAAAAAATAATGAAACATCAAAATTTTCTTTACCAGATAAAATAGCAAAATTTACAATACCAGGAGACTCACAAACTACGACAGCTAGAATAAAAACTGATCAATTTGGTAATATATTTGCGATGATGACTGATAGAGATGGTGGCAATCCGAGATATAGAAATGTTACAGATTTACCAATGAGAATATTGGATGCTCCGGATAAAGATGATATTTTAGCTACCAACAATAAAATTGGTTTAAAAACAAGAGCTTTAAAAGGTGTAAGAGAAGCCTTGGACATTTCAGTAAAAGATCCATCACTGATTGGTTCTCCAGGTACAATTCAAAGAACTGCTGCAATAGCTGGAGATATTTTAAAATCATATATAGGAAAATCTAAATTTTCAGATTTAAGAACTGAGTTAGATGCACAAAAAGAACAGTTTTTAGTAGAACAAAAAATGAGACTAGATGATGGTGAAATAAGTGAAGAAGATTACAATGAAGCAATAAAAACAGCAGACAATTATTTTGACAAAGGACTTGACCAAATTAAAAAAGGTTTAAAAGAAGGAGAAGGAACTGATTTACAAAAACAAGCTAAATTAAAGACTATTGAACTGTTAACCTCTTATGCCTTAGCAAACATTTTAAAAGATAAGGATAGATTAGCAGTTAGAGATATTGAAAGAGCAGAAAAATTAACAAATCAATTTGGACTGCTTACATCTCCTACAGAAGTCATAGCAAGATATTTAATTCTTGAACAACAATTAGTTAGCTCAATTAAAAGTGATATTAAAGTTGCAGAAAATATTGGTATTATGCCAGAAGATATAATAGATTACGACCAAGCTTATAAATTAACTAATTTAGAAGCAGATAAAAAAAATGCAGAATTTAAATCCAACATAGAGGCAATAATAGGATCAGATCCAGAATTATTAAACAAGTTTATAGATCAATTAGGATTTGATAAATTGAAGGTAATTGAATAATGGACACTAAAGAATTACAGGATTTAATAAATAGTAACAGAATAGATTTAAGAAATCTTAATACTCAACAAAAAGTTTTTTTAGATACTTTGATTGGTGAAGGTGTAATCGAAAGTAAACCTTTAGATACAATGATCTACGAACAGAATGAAGCTGCTAAAAAAGTAGCTAAAGATAAGAACATGTATCAAGATCCAATTAAAGCCATGACATCTGATACTTTGAACAGAGACAGAGTAGCTATGTATACTGATATTGGTATGATGATGGCGCAACTTCTATACGACAGAAAAAGATTAGCTCAGGCTTTTTTAAATCCTACAAAATATGTTGCAGAGTTAGAAAAAATAACTTCTAATTTTAAAAACCCTTTATTAAATAAAGCTGTTGTTGGCTTAAAACAAATAGTGGCCATGGCTAAAGGGTTTGGTCCCACAGCTGGGCAACAAGCTTTAAGAACTGCTTTATCTGGGAGTCTGGGTTACACTGGTGGAGCACTAGCTTATGATTTAGCAGATGAAATAGCAAGAGATCAATTAGATTTAAAAGGTAAAGTTGGAGACAAAACTTATAAAGAAATGATGGGTAAAAATCAATTACTAAGATCTCTAGATGATTTTAGAATTGCTCTTACATTCAATGCCGGTGCAGAACTATTAGGTCCACTTACAAGTGACAGTATGTATGGACTTAGAAAAATAATGGGACTTGAGTCACAGTATTCAAGACAAATGGCTGAGATAGCTAAAAGCCATAATTTAAAAGCTACTTATATAATGCTTGCAGATCCTAATTCTGCAGGAGGGAAAATATTAAAAGGGATAAATAGAATTTTTGGTCAGCTTCCATACATAGGTAAACCAGCTAAAGAAGCACAACTTGGAGCGATTGAACATTTTAACCAAATGTCAAGACAGGTATTTGAATTACAACCTGGTATGCATTTAGCAACAGCTGCCTCTGCATCCGAAAGAACTGCTCAAGCTGTCCTTAAAAATTATGAAAGATTTAGAAGAATGAATGATATAAATTATCAACGTGTAATTAACCTTGCGAAGACTTACGGCGACCCAAGAGTAATAGAATTAAATCAAGTAAGATCTCTTATGAATTCTTTAAGACGAGATGCTTTAGCTCCGCCAGAGATAAAGGCAGGATTTGAAGAATTTCAAAGATTAAGAACACCTTTCGGACAGTTTTATGATGCCTACGAAAAATTGGTAGCATCTAATAGAAAAATTTCTATTACAGAATATATGGATTTAAGAAGATTGTTAAATCAGACTACAGATTATTTAAATAAAAATGACGCTGGAGTTGCAACTTATACTAAATTACAAAATGCATTAGAAACTGATTTTGCAAAAATGGATTTAAATCCAGGAACTAAAATCACACAAAGATTTCCTGTTGAAAGTTTAGACGTAATAGCAAAAGGCGGTAACTTAACAAATATAGAAAAAACTTCTACAATAGCAGAAACAGGTTTAACAGAAGCAGCAAAAAAACAAATTAAAGAAGACATAGAATTTGCAAATAAATTTTATGGAGACAATATGAAAACATTTGATTCAATAACTGCCAGAAAAATATCTGCTTTTGATGAAAATGCATTATCTCTTAAACAAGTTGAAGGTTTTATTAGAGCAGGTTCGATGGAAAGGGATCAAGTATTAGCTAAAATGAGTAAAAATATTTTTCAAATGAAAAATGATTTTAGTTTTAATGCTGTGCAAGATTTACAAAAATTAATTGGTGCAGATGAATATGCAATCAAAGCAATAAGGGATGCTCAAGGTAATACTACATTTAAAACAGATTTAATCAAAAAAGGCACAAGAGATGGAAACGAAACTTTACGAAGATTATGGGGTGCCCACGTAGGTAACGCTTATCAAATGTCATTTAGACCAGTCGATAAAAATCAAATGGGTGACTGGATACAAGGTTGGATGCAAAGAGAAAGTAAAGCTGCGCAAGCAGGTAATCCATACAAAACACTTGATGAAATGACAATGCCTAATGGTTTACCAGCTCAAAACATAGGTCCAGGAAATGTTTATTTTGATGCTGATATATTTAGAAAAATGGTCATACCTAATGAAGCAGCAGCTGTTCAAATGAGAACAATTTTTGGAAATGAAAAAGCTAACAAGTTATTAAAACAATATGATGATATGTTATCTTACATGGACATGGTTAAGTCTTATGTTGTTCCTGAAGCGTCTACTTTTTTAGCAAGAAGATTAGTTTTATCTGGTCCTAATATAGCAGTTGGGGCTGGTGCGTATGGTATGGGATTTTTTCCTATGGCAGCGATGTTATTTTTAGGTAACAGAGCAAATAAAATTTTATCTAATCCAAACGCAATGGAAGTAATCAACTCATCTTTCAAAAATTTTCTTGAAAATCCAGGTAAAGGATTAGGTTTATCAACTCAATCAAGAATAGCTCTTGCAAAAATTGCAAATCAAGCTTTTGCAGGAGAGTATCCTGATGATTTTAAATTTGATGAAAGTGATGCATCAATGGAAGAGATATTTAGAAAACTAAGTGAGCCAACTCCAATAGATCCTTTAAATAATCTATCTATGAATCCAGATGAAGAAGAAAGACTTTATCCTAAACTAACCGATGCTGAATACGAACAAAGCATTGATACATTACCTCCACCAGAATACTTGTTTGATAAAATAGGTGGGCCACCAATAAATGCTGAAGAAGAAGCAATGATGGCTAGAGCAATAAACACTATGCCTGAAAATCAAGAAATAAATCAACAAACTTTACCAAGAGTTCAAGGATTAAGAATGCCTGGATCCGGTGTAAATCCAGTTGATTATAGTAATCTGTTTCCATTTGATCCATTAGGTAATCTAATTTCACAAAGGAAAGAGAATGTCTAGATCAGCAGAAGTAGCACATAACAGAATAGATAGTCACGAAAAGCTTTGTCGTATTATGCAGAAACAAACTCATGATAAAATTACAGATTTACAACAATCAGTTACTCGTATCGAGAGAATTCTAATCGGTATCGCAGGTGCAGTAATTATAGGTCTTTGTACCTTAGTTTTTTCTTTACTTAATACATCTATATGATACCACTTCATTTGTGAAGGTCGTCAGCAAATATAACTACAAACAATACACACGGACAGTGGACCAGGGGAAAAGAGTCTATTTAGATGGCAAAAATAAATTACCCTCTGTAACAACTATACTTTCAAAAACAAAAAAAGATTCAGAGGGCTTAAAAAAGTGGAGAGAGAGGGTTGGTGAGGCTGAAGCTCAAAGAATAATGAAAGAAGCAGCCGATAGAGGCTCTCAGATGCATGAATTGATAGAAAGATATGTTCATACTCAAAAATTCGATACGCCCGCACACGATGCTCCTATAGCCCATAAAATGGCAAACTTAATAATATCTAAGGGATTTATCTATTTAGATGAAGTTTGGGGCATAGAACAGAATATTATATACCCAGGCGAGTATGCAGGCACAATTGACTGTGTTGGTTTATACAAAAATCAACCTACAATATTAGATTTCAAACAAACAAATAAACCTAAACGTGAAGAGTGGGTAGAGGATTACTATCTTCAATTAACCGCTTATATTTGTGCTCACGAAAAACAATATGGTGAGATAAAAAAAGGTAACATACTTATGGCATCAGTTGGTCTTAACTTTCAAGAGTTTGAAATATCTGGCAGTAGATTAGATGAGTATAAAGAAAAGTGGTGGCAAAGAGTAGAAGAATTTAAAACCAATCACGCACAACCTCGCCAAGAGTCGCTGCCGAAAGTTTAAATTTTTTGTCTAAAGCATTTAAAATTTTTTCATCAATAGTTTTTTCAGCAACAAAATCTATATATGTTACTTTTTGATCTTGACCTATCCTATGCGCTCTATCTTCTGATTGAACTCTGTGTTCTGCATTATAACTATTAGAATAATAAACAACTATACCAGCTTTAGTGAGTGTAATACCCATACCACCAGTTGATGGATTACCAATAAAAAATCTGCACTTAGGATCGTTTTGAAATCTTTCTATTGCCTCAGTTCTTTTTTCAGAACTTGTAGATCCATAAAATGTAACTACAGAATCTGCTCCAAACTTTTTAATAAGCTCTTTATTTATTTGTTCGATGTTATGAACATAGGTTGCCCAAATTATTATTTTTTGATCTGTGTCTTCACATATCTCAACTAATGCATCTAATCTTTTGTTTTTTACTGTTTGTATGTCACCCTCTCTGCTTTTAAAATAACCACAGGTTACTTGATGTAATCTTAAAATTTCTGATACAACATTTGTTACAGTTAGCTCCTGGCCATGCAGAAGTGCTCTAGCTCTTACTCTAATATCTTCATAAATTAATTTTTGTTCATCGCTCAAAGGTATAATTCTTTTTGTGTAAACTTTGTCAGGTAAATCTAAACATTCTTTTTTTGTTTTTCTATACGCAAACTCTTTTAACTTTGCTTCTATTTCTACAAGATTTGTAAAACCTACTGGTACTTGGATTTGTCTACCACTAAGATATAATGTTTCAAAATGACAATATCTATTTCTAAATGCAACAATGGAATTAAATCCTAAATGTTTTGGATCTAAAAAATTACATTGAGTATATAAATCTAATGGATTTTTTGGTGTAGGAAATCCAGATAAAATTCTTCTGTAATTAGAAAACTTTCTTAACTTTATTATGTTACGAGTTCTCTTTGCTTGATAATTTTTTACGCAAGTTGATTCGTCTACTGCAATTAAATTATTATGTCTTCTACAAAACTCATGAGCCCACATAAATCCCTTGTCACTAGAAAATGCTTCAATATTTATTACAAATATTTTTAATTTATCTGATGGTTTTTCCATAAAATTCAACAGTTTTTGACGTGCAGTTGTGCTTTTCCACAACATAATTTCATATTCTATATTTAAATGTTTTGGTATTTCTGTGTTGTACCAAACGGTATAAACTGATTTAGGGGCAATAATTAATGCACCATTTATAAGGTTTTCTGATCTCAACATACCTATATTATCAAGTAAAACTTTTGTTTTACCGGTACCCATTTCCATAAATAAAGCGTAGGTTTTTTTATCCCAACTATTATCTAATGCTTCTTTTTGATGAGCAAAAGGCTCTGTTTTAAAATTATATTTTGTTACCATCTCCCATGATAATAAAATACTTGACATTAAAAATCAATAGTTTATTTATGTCTGTGGAGGTCGATATGAACAATACAATAGACATACAAAAAGTGTCTGGTGCTTTTCTTAAAGCATCCGACGAACAAGTCAATAAGATCTCAGCGAAGTGTGTAGAACTTCAGGAAAAAGAAAAAGAGATAACGATTATCGAAGAGCAACTAAAGAAAGCTAAAAAAGATGCGTTGTTTCTCTCAGAAGAAACTATTCCTAATCTACTTACTGAAGCTGGAATCAAATCTTTAGACTTGGCCGATGGCTCATCAGTAAAAATAACTCCTTATTATGGTGCGAGAATATCCAAAGATCGTCAGGAAGAAGCTTTTCAATGGCTTCGAACTGAAGGTCATGCTGATCTTATTCGTAACAATGTTGGAGTATCGTTTACTGCTGGTGACGATGATAAAGCTCAACACGTTCTGGAGCTTTTGAGTAAGGCAAACTATAGACCCGTTCAAAAACAAGAGGTGAACGCCATGCAACTTAAGCAGTTTGTAAGGGAACAAATAGAAGAAGGTAAAACAATACCTTCTGAATTGTTTAACGTCTACGTAGCTAATAGAACGAAAATAAAAACGAAGGAAAAAATATAATGGCAAACGGAAAGAGAAAAACGAACGAAGTAAAACAAGAGGTAGCACCTAAGCAATCTTTTAGCATTGCAGCCGCGTCAGAAGACATGGCTGATAAAGGCTTTGAGCAGATGGGTGCTAATGATTTAGCCCTACCATTTTTGAAAGTGTTAGGTCAATTATCTCCTCAAGTAACACAAGGTGATCCTGCATTCATAGCTGATGCTAGACCAGGAATGATCTTTAACAGTGTAACTCAAGATCTATTTGATGGTCAGCGAGGCATTGAGATTGTACCTTGTTATTATAAACTTGAATACCTTGAATGGCCAGATAGACAAGAGGGTGCTAATGCACCAGTCAACACCTATCCAGCTGATTCGGATATTCTTTCTCAAACCAAAAGAGATGAACAGAATCTAGATAGATTACCAAACGGTAATTATATTCAAGAAACTGCATCTCACTTTGTATTGAGAGTCGAGGATGGTCAACCACAAGAGACTGCTCTCATGAGTATGAAAGCCACTCAAAGAAAAAAATCTAAGATGTGGAATTCAATGATGAGAAGTGTCAAAGAAAAGAGATCCGATGGCAAAGGTTTCTATACACCAGCTATGTTTACACAAAGATATTTGTTAAACACAGTTTTAGAAAAAAATGCTAAAGGAACTTGGTATGGTTGGAAAATATCTCACGTTGGTCCTGTGCAAAATCAAATGACACTTGATGCTGCTATGGGATTCTATGACAGTTGCATGAAGGGTAATGTAAATGTCAAGTATGAGAACGAATCCTCGACCGCGAAACCAGTGACGGAACCGACACAGAATGCGAGTAGAGCTAATCAAACATTCTAATGTTGGACAAATTCAAGGAGCTGTTCTGCGGACTTGATGTTGCTTACGGAGAATACTATCTCAATGGTGAGCGAGATAACAAGACCGGCAAAGAAAAAGGGAGGGCCACAACTAAACGTGGCCCTGTCACTGACGAACTATTTCAAAGACATATAAACGGTGAAATAAATTTAGGTATAATACCTATTAGATCCGACAACACTTGCACTTGGGGGTGCATTGATGTTGATAAATACGATATTGATTTCAAACTTTTAATTAAACAATTTAGAGCAAAAGGTTATCCATTGGTACCTTATAGATCCAAATCTGGTGGCTTACATTTATTTTTACATACTTTAGAACCAGTGAGTGCTTCTGATATGATTGATAAACTTCATGAGATAGCTGCAGATCTTGGTTTATCTGGTTGTGAAATATTTCCTAAACAAAGAAAAATAATGGTGCATAAGAATGATTTAGGTAACTGGTTAAATATTCCTTACCAACAAGCAGCTAGAACAACGAGACATGCTATCTATGATAATGGTATGGGAGTTCCAATAAATGAATTCTTGCAATGGGTCCAAAATTATAGAATTAATGCAGAACAATTTCATAGTATAAAAATTGTATCTGATGGTTTTCCAGAAGAAGAAGAGTTTGATCAATTCCCTCCCTGTCTACAAGCGTTGATACGAAACGGTTGTGCAGATGGTTTCAGGAATAATGCTCTTACAGGTTTTGCATCTCTAGCAAAAAAAAGAAATCCTGAGGGTTGGCAAAAAGAAGTATGGGAACGGAATGAAGGTTTTTCTGCACCTCTTCCTGATAGAGAAGTACAAGCTTTGATATCTCAATACGAAAAAAAAGATTACCAATACAAATGTAATGATGCTCCGCTTAAAAACCATTGTAATTCAGCTATTTGTAAGACACTTAAGTATGGTATTGATAGTATAGATTACATGCCAACGATTGATTCGTTTCAAGTTTTAAAAACAAAACCACCTATATATTTTTTAACCATAGATAAAAAGACTGTGGAGCTGACCGGTAAACAACTTAATCAACAACAATTACTATCTGAGCAACTATTTGATCAAGCAGATATTGTTTGGCAAAAAGTAAAAGATAAAGATTATAGAGTATTTCTTAACAAACTTAAATCTATGCAACAGCCAATCGAAGGATACGATGAAAACAATGAGGCTGAAGAGGAGTTTAAAGATACAATGATACAGTTTACACAAGAAACTCAACAAGCAGACAATCCATCTCAAGTTGAAGCAGAGATGTGGTATCTACACGAAAACATAATCGTATTTAAATATAGAACTTTTGAAAGATTTATAAAAAAATCTGATAAAGCAGCTAAAAAATTTGAAATTATTAGTATGCTCAAAAAAAATGGGTGCACTAAACATGATTACTTTGATAAACTTAAATTAAAATATATTTGGTTGTGCAAAAAAATTGATGAGCCAATCATAGAAAGGTCTAATGTTGTATTCCAACGGAAGCAAGCGCCATTTGAAAAGAAAAACAATTAAAATATTTGGTCCTCCTGGCACAGGAAAGACTACAACTTTGTTGGATCGACTAGAAAAATGGTTTGATAAAGGGGTCCTACCAAGAGAAGTTGCTTATTTATCTTTTACAAACAAAGCAGTTGATGAAGCAAGAAATAGAGCTAACAAAAAGTTTCCTGACTGTAATGATGAAGATCTGGGTAATTTTAGAACTATTCATAGTTTTTGTAGAAAGTTTAGAAAACAAGTTCCTGTCATAGATCCAGAGATAGACATGGTTGAGTTTGCACAAAATCTTGGTATGGCTAAACCTGCATATGAAAATTATGATGGTGTTAGAGTATTTAACGACTGGTCTTTGAGAGTTTACGATAAATCTAGAAACAAATTAATAACACCAGAACAACAGTTTGTTTCAGAAACATTTAAAAGAGCAACACTTCCTAGATTTAAATTAATTTATCAACAGTACGAATTATTTAAAGAAGATCATAGAGTAGATTTTACAGACATGATCACACATTTTATTGAACATGAAAGCTCGCCCCACTTAAAAATATTAATTGTTGATGAAGCTCAGGATCTTACACCTCTTCAATGGAAGATGATTTACAAAATAGCAGAGAACTCCGACAGAGTTTACATCGCGGGCGATGATGACCAAGCAATATTTGAGTGGAATGGCGCTAATGTTATTGATTACATAAATTTTCCTGGAAAAGATTATGTGCTTACACAATCTCATAGACTACCAAAGATAGTTCACAATTTTAGTACACACATATCCGATATGATTAAACCAAGAGTTGTTAAAAAGTTTTTACCCTCTGACAAACATGGAGAGATTCTAACTCATCCAAGATTTACTGATCTAGTCGACGCTGTAAATACATTACCAGGGAGCTGGATTATTTTGGGAAGAACACAAGAGATAGTGAAAGAGCTTGAGGATCATGCTAGACAATTTGGTTTGTTTTTTAAAAACACAAAAGGTAAGACATCATTCGATTTGAACAAATGGAATGCTATAAAATATTGGAATAAATTGATGAATAATGGTCTTGTAAATAAGGAGCAAGCTGGTATATTGTATGCTTATGTTAATGAGATCGCGTTCGGGTGGAGATCCATTGAAAGCAAAAGATGGATGAACATCGATAGTTCTAAAGAAATGAGCATAGACTTTCTTAGAACCTTTGCAGGTTTGACAGCTGATCCAGGACCTTGGCAGCAAGTATTTAACAGAAATTTTCCAGAAAAAGATAAAATGTATTTTGAAAAAGTTTTAGAGGCAGGTGTTGATTTAGACATGTCCTCCAGAGTGACAATTGACACAATACACTCTATAAAGGGTGGTGAGGCGCAGAATGTGTGCGTTTATGAAAAAGCTAATTGGCCAGCACATTTTGGACACAAAGTAGGATTGGCAAGAAGTTCTGAAGCTAGAGTCTGGTATGTTGGAGTTACAAGAGCACAAGAAACTTTACATATATTGAGGACTCATCATGAGTATTTCTTTCCATTGGCAAGACTGTATAATCAGTTTATAAAGGAGAATTATGGCAGAGGTTAAAGGCACATGGGACTATTCGGGCGATCCTAAATTTCGGATCTTATCTTTGGGAGCCGGCGTGCAATCTTCTACGATGGCGCTCATGGCTGATGAGGGTGCCTTTGGCCCCAAGCCTGACTGTGCTATCTTTGCGGATACTGGTTGGGAACCAGAAAAAGTAATGGATCATCTTGAATGGTTAAAAAGTAAATTAAGCTACCCAGTTCATATTGTTAAAAATCATTTACACTCAGGTAATATTAAAACAGATATAGAAAATGAAATATCTAGTAAACGCGGTTTTTTATTTATTCCTTTTTATGCAAAAAATTCTGTAACTGGTAAAACAAGTTTAGGTCCTAGACTATGTACAAGAAATTATAAAATCACACCTATTAACAAAAAGATACGTGAGCTTGTTGGTTTAAAAGCTAGACAAAGATTTCCAAGAAATGTTTGGGTTGAAGTGTGGGTTGGTATTTCAACAGATGAGATGATGAGAATAAAACCATCTAGAGAAAAATGGATTAAAAATACTTGGCCACTTATAGATAAAAAAATGTCAAGACAAGATTGTTTAGATTGGTATGGAGGTAAAGATTATAGAACTCCAGAAAAAAGTTCTTGTATAGGTTGTCCTTATCATGATAATACTTTGTGGCATGAGATTAAAACCAAGTCTCCAAAAGAGTTTGAAGAGGCCTGTAAAATTGATGATATGATTAGACACTCAGCACGTAACAAAGAGTACACAAGATTCTTACATAGAAAAGGAATTCCTCTTAGAGATGTAGATTTTGAAGAATTATTAAAAAAACAAAAGCCAACAGAAGAACAACTAGATTTATTTAACGAAGAATGTGAAGGGATGTGTGGGGTCTAAAAAAAAGGCATTAGAATATCAAGAAGGTGGAAAACATTACGTTCAACACGCTATTCAGCCTGTAGTTTATTGTATGAAAAATAAATTAAATACAATAGACTCTAATATAATTAAATACGCAACAAGAAGAAAGCCTGGCGAAACTGCAAAACAAAGATATAATAAAATTATTCATTATGCAAAACTTGGAATAGAATTAGATGACCAATCAAATTAACTTTACCTTTCAAGAAAGCGACTGGACTCCTCCCTCTAGATTTCCAGATCTAAGAAATGCAAAAGAAGTAGCCATAGATTTAGAAACTAAGGATCCTGATATAAAAGTTAAAGGACCAGGATGGCCTACTATGAATGGCAATGTCATTGGAGTATCAGTGGCAACCGATAATTTCAAAGGTTATTACCCAGTTGCACACGAAGCTGGTGGTAATATGGACATTAGAATGGTTCTAAATTGGGTGCAGGATATTTGTAGATCTGATGCAATAAAGGTCTTTCACAATGCCTCTTACGATATTGGGTGGTTAAGGGCCCATGGAGTGGTCGTATACGGCCAAATAGCCGATACTATGATAGCAGCAGCCCTAATAGACGAAAACCGACGTACGTACAGCTTAAACGCCTTATCGGTTGATTACCTCTCTGAGTTGAAATCTGAAGCTGGGCTGAGAGAAGCTGCAGAAGATTGGGGTATCGATGCTAAAGGTGAAATGTATAAACTACCAGCTAAATTTGTTGGTCCTTATGCAGAGCAAGATGCAGTTCTTACATATAAACTTTGGCAAAGATTTAAAACTGAGATTACCAGGCAAGATCTAACTGATGTTTGGGAAATGGAAATGGAGCTTCTGCCTTTGTTGATACAAATGAGAGCACACGGAGTCAGAGTAGATCTAAATGGTGCAGATAAACTTAAAAAAGAATTTTTAGAAAAAGAAAAGAAAGCACTGTTTAAAATTAAAAAAGCCGCGGGTATAGATGTAGATATATGGGCAGCAAGATCGATAGCTAAAGCTTTTGATAAATTAAAGATACCTTATACTTTAACAGAAAAAAGTAAGGAACCATCTTTTACTCAAAACTGGTTAACGAATTGTAAAGAGCCGATTGCACAATTGATTCGTGAGGCTAGAGAAGTAAACAAATTTCACTCTACCTTTATTGATTCAATATTTAAATTTGAACACAATGGGAGGATACATGCGGAAATAAATCAATTGAAGGGTGATGCAGGAGGGACTGTATCAGGCAGGCTCTCTTATGCTCACCCAAATTTACAGCAAATTCCAGCACGGAACAAGGACCTGGGGCCAAAGATAAGATCATTATTTTTACCAGATAAAATGGGTAGATGGTCTTCGTTTGATTACAGTCAACAAGAACCAAGACTCGTTGTACACTATGCAGCAAGTATAGGATTTAATGGTACAGAAGAATTAATACAAGCTTATGAAAATGAAAACACAGACTTTCATCAGACAGTTGCTGACATGGCAGGAATTCCTAGATCACAAGCTAAAACAATTAATCTTGGAATATTCTATGGCATGGGTAAAAACAAACTATCTAAAGAATTAGGCATTGGTAAAGAACAAGCAGAACAAATTTTAGCAGAGTACAATCAAAAAGTTCCATTTGTTAAACAACTTGCAAACAGAGCTATGGACTCTGCAGATAAGAATGGAGCAATTTGGACCATCAAAGGTCGTAAATGTAGATTTAATATGTGGGAGCCGAGTTCATTTGGTTTACATAAATCCACATCATTTGAAGACGCGGTCAACAAGTATGGAAAAAATGCAATCAAAAGAGCTGGAACATACAAATCATTGAACAGATTAATACAAGGATCTGCAGCTGATCAAGTCAAAAAAGCTATGATAGAATGTGCAAAACAAAATTTCATACCTTTAATACAAATACACGATGAACTTTGTTTTAGTATTCCTTTTGAGAGATTAGAACCTGCGTGTAAACAAATAAAAGAAATTATGGAGCACTGTATACCTGAGTTGAAAGTTCCTTCTAAAGTAGATATAGCTACTGGTATGAACTGGGGATATACAGATGACTTTAAAAGTTAAAGAACAAATAAATTTAGGTCAATGTCCTTTGTGTAATGAACACACACATTTTAACCCTACCAAAAAATCTCAATATTTTACTTGTGCAATTTGTGAAGAATTGGTCGAGCAAAAAATAAACGGAAAAGTTCTCTATAAAGAAGTTACACTTCCAGGTATTATTATTGACAGTTAAAGTTCGCTGTTTATATCTTTGATTACTTCAGCTCTAGCATTATTAACAGTTTGATCATTGATTCTAACTTTTATATCTTTGATCTCAATGTCAATCCACTTCATCTCAGGCGTTACATTATTCTGTTGTAACACTTGCTTCGCCCACTGATGCTCCAACTTTAACTTTTTCTGTACTAACTCGTTCAGGCTCATTAGCTATCTCCTCATAAGTTAAATAAAGCCTATCATCTCGTCTAAATGAACCTGTTTCTTGTAATTTTATTTTACCAGAAGACAGACCATCAGCCACTAAATGCTGAGCATGGTCGTCATTTTCGGCCTTTACAATACAATCAAAGTAAAGATTGAAAGCCCAGCATTTAAACCGATAAGCTTTCATGGGAATATACTATGCATTTTTATGTTATCCTGTCAAGTGTCCGTTTTAGGCTCTTCTTGGTATTGGTCGCAAGAGAATCTGATAGCAGTATAGTACTTATTTACGTGTTCTGCACCAAGATTTTGAGCTATTTTGATAGATTCATGATAACCGGCGTTTAAACAAGTGTATGGATCCTCATAAATACCTTGTGTAAGAGGCGGAATGCATTGTCCTGTAAGGTTGGAACAAACTATCATTGTTAGAATAAACTTCATTCATCCACCATATATTTTTTATTTCTATATGTAAATATGTCTTGACTGTAATGGGATATATACTATATTCATGGGATAATAAAAGGAAGGTAACTCATGGAAAAAAATGAAATAATATCAAAAATAAATACACTTGTAGAAATGCTCTACATCACAGGACAAAAGAAAGGTTTACATGAAGCTGGTGAAATCTTCACGAGTGGATCTGTCACAACCGATAGTAATAACTTAACTATTACTTCAGTTCTTGGAAGCGACAAACCTGAGGGTTCAGATCCTCATCCTGTCATGCCACCAATAAAACCGTGGAATGCAAAGTCATTTACAGTTAAAATCGATGAAGAAAATAATACTCTAACTTTGTTAGTTGATAATGAGGAGAGAAGTAAGCACACTTCTACGGCTGCAGCAATTAAGTTTGAACAACTGTTGATGCAAGCCAAAGATCAATTTTCAAGTTGGAATGCAACTGCTACAAAAGAAAAGAACTAATGAGCAGAAGAGAAGGCGAAACAGAGTTTCATTGCAACTGGTCTGTATACTCAAAGGCTGTGCATACAATTCTGAAAGAGATTCCAACCATTGGTGCTGATGGATTAGAACTTACAAAGGAAGACTATCGTTGGGCTTACGCGGTCAGAAGACTTAAAAACACGGTCCTCGAACCCAGCGGTGGAGACAGAGGATATCATTTCTTTGATGATGATTTAGCTAACCAGCTAATCGAATCGGAAATGAAAAGAAGAAAAAATAACAATTTAAAACCATGATTGTTATAAAAACTATTTTAATTATGGCTCTTGTGTTAGGAATTTTTCTACCAAGAGTTAGTTTAGCTTGTCTTGTAGTTTTTTTATGGTGGTGGGTAGTATAGGAAAAATATGGAAGAAAATAATATAGCGTGGAGCTGCCCTAAACATGGCAAAGAAATGTATTTCACAATTAAAGCTCAGGAAAAATTGTTTCCTGATGACTATGTTTATGTTTGGTTTACCGATGGCGAGCAAAACGAAAAGATGTGGGTAAAAATTACAAAAGGGGATCGTAAAAAAGGTGTGGGCAAAATAAATAATGTACCTATTCTAGTTGGTCTGGAACTGGGTGACATTGTTAAATTTAAAACCAACAAAGAAGGGATAACTTATGGATATAAATAAATGGAAGTCAGTTGCAGTAAGAAAAAAATCTCATACTGTGCTGCAGGCTTTGTGTTTGAAGGAGTATCGTAAACCAGCCGAGTATATAGAACTTCTGATTGATAAAGAAGTTTCGAGAAGAGCTAAAGAAAGAGGTATGACTCAGGAAGCATACTTAAATAAAATAATGAAAGATATGAAAGATAATGGAGGAAAAAATGGCAGAAAAAAGTAGTTGTAGTGTCTGTAACGGGAATCACTATGTCGCTAAGGTAAAAGTAGTTAATGAGCCAACTCTTTACTTGTATTCCGATGAAAATAACTATATTAACTGTCCTATATGCATCAAACCAGATGCCACGAACACGGACAACGGACCAGGGACAAACTCAAAATGATAGGAGGCAGCTTCATCAATGAGTTACCATCATCGATCTTCCAAGGAACTGTCTCCTGTCAAAAACAGGAGCGATGTATACAGAGTACGAATCTACACCAGCGGAACCAGAATCTCGACTGTGGAAAGCAGTTTTGTGGAGAGCATTTGACGATCTATTCTACAGAGGTTTGGAACACACCCTCATCGTTGCAAAAAGTGAATCTAGAAAATGGTTTCTTGGGGGTAGTTGGGACTTCCAACACGTTTGTCTCTTCGCAGACTACGATCCTCAATATGTTTCCGACAAATTCTATGAAATCAAAAGCAGGAGAGAGTACGAGTTTACTCAACCACAAATCACATATCTTAAACAAAGGCAAAAATATTTAAATGACAATAGAAGGCG